GTTTGAGATAGTTCTTTGGCTAACGCGTCTCTATCCTCTTTATTTAATTTTACATCTGCATAAAAACGCTTAATTGTAGGCATGGAGTTTTTAATATGATATTCCATTAGTTTAGGAAGTTTCTTTTTGTCAAACTTACCTGAACCTATTTTTCTTGCTATATTAGGTAGAAAAGACCTTTCATAATTTCTCATTATGTTAGCGTCGTTTTCCATAAATAATTCTAAATCACGAACTAAATCTTTATCGACTGCACCAATTTTCTTTTTATTTGGTCGCTTTATTTTAGGCAGTTGACCTGCCACGTTGAAAATAACTGCCATAATAGTTTTGTATCAAAGATACAAATTTTTGAATTAAATTTCCCTTACCATAAGATTTGGTCAGCGTAATAACTTGTAGAACCTCTTTTAGTTCTGTTGTTTTGATGTCTGATTTTATAAAGCCTACGTCTTTCGTCAGCGTATTTCTTGCCTTTAGTTCGCAAGTAAATATCGTAATCGTTGTAACCCCTAGCCCCTATCTCTGTGATTTTCTTTCCCCCTTTTAGAACGTCCAATTTCTTCGAGCCTCTTGATGAACTCTTTATCGTCACCCCCAATTTCTTGGCATTTGCTATTTGTCTTTTTGTCGGTCGGTACGCCATATATCTGATTTAACGTTATCTGCTTGCACTTAGGTGGTACTTTCTTGTAATATTTTCTTATCATATCGCACCAATGAATACTATCATGAGTTTTTGTTTGTAAGGTTTCTGCCATCGTAACTAAATAAGTAACTCGTTCTCGAATTTGCTCCCGTATTAAATAAATAATCTCCCTCTTGTCCATGTAATACTACATGAATAAATTGAGCAACAGCATTGGGAAAACCTGCATAAGTAGAAGCAACCCTTATCCATTTGCCATTTTCTTTACGATATACAATCCATTTTTTGTCGTTTTCTTCTTGCCAAGTTCTAAAAGGTCTCATGTAATCAGACCTATTATCGCTAAATGATATTGGATTTTTTATTTGAACCAATTTTGTTTTGCGATTAAATTCTTCTATAGCACCAATGCCGATAAAATCGTAAATTATACTCATAATTACTCCATTAATCCGTTCTTTTTAAGAACTTCATCAAACGCTTCTGCGGTTAATTGTTTGTTTTGTAAGTATAATTCGTATGTAGCGTTTGCGTCTTTTTCAGCAATTTTAAAAACTTCCGCTACTTTCTTGATTGCCTCTGATGTTTCTTTAGATTCAGCCTCAATCAATTTTAGTATACTGAAAATACTTTGCTTAGGTTGTTTAAGTTGTTTTTTTTGTTGGTTTTTTTGCCATAGTTGATAACCACCAAGACCCACAACCAACGCTATTAAAAATAGAGTTTCTTTTTTCATCTCTTTACAAAGGTATTATAATGAAATAAACTTGCCCAAGTCCACAGAAAAGCATAGCCTACATTAACTATAATTTCTTGAATAGGGGGATAAGACATATACAATACGTTATATAACCCCCCTAATGCAGGTAACGCTAAACCTACACGAAGCATATATTGCATAACATTCGAGAGTTCATCTATTTTTTTTACTTCCCTTCCAAATATAAAAATATAGAAAAGGGTAGCATTTACTAAAGTTAGTAAGTTTGCTATTTCGTTAATTATTTGAAGTATTTGCATTGTCTTTGTCGTTTTTAAAGAATTTTGTTGATATTTTTTCGACCCCTTTCAATCCCACATAACCTAGCAAAAAGGCTACACCATTTGAATAACTAGAATTTTGAATAGACATCATTTCAACAACTACAGGCGTAAGATAGTTTGCACTTGCTACGCCTGTAATTAAAGACAAAAAAGTTTGTTTCAAATTTTTTGCACCTTCTTTACCTAAAAAGAGTAATGCACCAAACAGCCCTGCTACAGACTGCATAATATTAATTCCAAATTCCTCTAATAGTTTCATTTTATATATTCTGTACTAGAACCTTCGCTACTGCTTTTATTTTAAAAGTTGTTCCTGATGCACCACTAGGAGCAGTCCACTTTAAATCAATACCCTGACTTGCATTTACGCTATAAGAGTAAGTGCCATTCATATGTGCGTCTGAGTGTTGGAAATACTGATGATTGTGAGCAATCACAGAAGTAGTTCCATTGTATTCAAAAAGAATGTTAACTTCTTCCGTATGACATTTTGAAAACGCCTGTGAACCTGCACCTGAATCCGTACAAACAGCAATAAGTTTCAACTGACCTTGATATACTGCCGCATCTCCTGATTTTGGTGTCCATCGCTCACCATCTATTCCGTTGTAATCTAGCGTAACCATATCTCCTGCATCCATAATTGCGGTTTTTGAAAACTCAAATTGTTGCAGTTTGTCTTGAAATCTTTCGCTATTTATATGTATATGACTCATTAACTTTGTTTTTCAAATTCGTAAGTTTCTAAGTTTAAATGACCATCCCCAAATTCATCATTGATAGCCTTTAAAACTTCTCTTTCTTTTTCCTCATACTGAGGGATAGTTTCATTTTTGATTTTGTCAATCGCTTCATCTAGTTTCCACTTTTGGCGATACATACGACCTAATTCAAAATGAATGTTTTGAACGTCTCTTTTTAAATTCTCGATTGTCTCAATTTGAGTGTCCGATAACTTTTTTAGATTTGATTTTTTTACCATGAAACAAATATAATTATTTTATTCTTTAAGTTACGTTTGTTATTATTCCACCATTTACTTCAATCGAGATAGGGGGAAGAGGTGATTGGTCAATATTTATTATTCCTGACCAACCTTGAGTTCCATTATAATAAAAATCTCCGTTAGCGTTTACACTTCCATTAACATCTAGTTTATATCCGTTATCAGTAGAGTCTCCAATCATTACATTCCCATTGTCCTTTATGTAAAGAAGTGGATTGGTTGAACTATCCTCTAACAAAAAATCCCCTACAATATGAAGTTTGGTTGATGGACTTAAAGTGTTTACACCAACCCTGTTGTTAGCGGAATCCACAAAGAGAGTTCCGCTATCAACGTTTAGGTCAGCATTGATTGATATATCACTGATAACTTTCATTACGCTACCTTAATTATTAATACTTGTAAAGAATCTTGAGTTTGAGCCGTAGCAAAGGAAAGCGTTACCTGCGTCGTGGTATTTCTGAAAACATCACATTCTATTGTTGCCCCTGTAGCGATTTCATAAACCTGTACAATAACATTCTTAGAATTTAAGTTGTGAGTTATAATGTCACTTACTCCACCGGTGGCAGGACTTGATTGGCTATGTCTCAAACCTGTTAATGAAGAAGGAGTTACTGCTCTTGAAGTGTCGCTTAATGCTCTTGTTTCGGTTGTGGTTGCAAGTTCTACAACACCTTCATTGGTTGTAGATGAAGTTTCAGCCGCAATGGTTACGCTAGAACTTCCACTTCCTGTTATATCTATTGCGTTTCCTTCTGTAAAAGTAAACCCTGTTGCAACATCGTCAGCAAGTTGAGAGGAAGTCAAAGATTTAACTACTCCACTATCAGATACTAAATAAGAATTTCCGCTATATCCTGCACCTGCGGCAGCAATTGAACCTATATGAAACGCTTGGTTAATAGTAGAAAAATATTGAGATGCTTCAACCCAAAGGAAAGAAACATTTGGAGAACTTCCTCTTTCAACTTCCCATCCTGCATTTAAAGAAGGTGAGGTTTGGTCTTTCGCTAATAACAAAATGTTATCGCCAAATTCCACAGTTGTCGAGTCAATGTAGGTTATTGTTCCTTGTACATCTAAGTTGTTAGTAATGGTCACGGTTGTTCCATCATCGGTAATAGATGAATTTGTGAAACCTGAGCCATTCCATTTAGGCACGTTATTAGGTGATAGTGTAGAAGCACCTGAAACAGCAACGCTATCAGCCGCAACATCTATGCCTGTTCCTGCTCCAACATTTAAAGTTCTAGTTGAAGAAATATCCCCCCCACCTGATAAACCATCACCTGCGGTTATAGATACGGCAGTATGGTCTACGTTTCTATCATTTGTTGTGTCAAGTGCTACATCATTAGCGTTTACTACAATACCCGTTCCTGCACCTACGTTTAATGTGGTTGAACTACCTAAAGATACAGAACCACCATTTATAAGACCTGCACCTGCTGTAATCGTTACGCTAGAATTTGCAAGTGACGCATTTGGAACGGCAGATAATCCTATCGCTATAGTTCCCGATGTTGTGATTGGAACACCACTCACTGTGACTCCACCTGAGCCTGTAGCGTTAACAGAAGTCACCGTACCTGATGATGTTGAGAAAGGAAGGTCACTAACTAAACCTTTCTTCACATTGTTATCAGTAGCGTCATGATATATAATCGTATCGCTTGTTGAAATTGCCGTTCCCTCTAAATTAGTTGCCGCATCAATAAAGTTATCTGTTCCTATGTAATCAAGCCCAACGCTATCCGCACCAACCGAGATGCCTGTTCCCGAACCTACATTTATTGTTCTAGAAGATGCAATAGTTCCACCGCCTGTTAAACCATTTCCTGCTGAAATAGATACAGAATCATGGTCTGTGTTTCTTGTAGAGGTTGTATCTAACGCTACATCATCTGCATTTATGGTAATGCCTATTCCTGCACCAATATTTAATGTAGTGGAACTTCCTAAAGAAGTTGAACCACCACCTATTAGACCTGCACCTGCCGTAATTGTCAAAGAGGAATTAGCAAGTTTCGCATTTGAAACACCACCATTTTTAATTTGTAGCGAATTTCCTGTTAAACCGATTGTTACATCATCGTAATCAACGCTGATAGTAAAGTCGGTTGTTCCGCTTACTGCAATACCATCACCTGCGGTAATGTTCTCAACATCACCACCTGCACCTTGCCACTGAGTACCATTCCAAAAATACAAAGTGTCATCACCTGTGTCGTAATAGATTTGACCCTCTACAGGAGAACTAGGAGCAGTTCCCAAGTTTTGAATAACTCCGTTTTGAAGTTCGTTTTTGTTTAAGTCTATCGAGACTAGAAATTTTTTAGCCATTGTTTGTATGTTATGTTTTAATTAAAATAAGCGTAGCCACTAAACGCTGATGAAAATGTTATTGTTATTTGATTTAAAGAATTGTATTCAACGTCACCTATAACTTCGTTTTGAGCAGAATCAATAACGCTAACGCTAGGATATTTATTCATGCCATGAGTCACAACCCAAGACGCTGATGGAACGCCTTGCGTATGTACATAGGTGTCAATATACGAAACTGTGATTGTATTCCCATTTCTTTGATTGAGATTTAAAGTTTTGGTAATATCCCCTGTAATGTCAGCAGACAAGATTGACTCTTCATACGCTTGGTCTCCTTTCGAAGTATCACCACCACCCCCTCGACTAGAAATAAAAATATATGCCATCCTTTAGTTTATTTATGTCAAAAATACAAAATAATGAGCAGTTATTTAATCCAAGTTGGATAGGGGTTGGATTAAATCAGTTTCGACGAATGTGTAAAACTTGTGGATAAACAAACAAAAGTTTTATAAGAGTTTCACAAAAGTTTTATATATTTGTTGTAGATAATTAAAAAATATATGGAACAAATAGTCAGAGACCAAACAGGACAAATTATTGGATTTAATGTTGAGCATGATTGCCAATTTATTACAACCATGAAAGACCCCACCAAGTTGACAAATGTCAATGGTACATCAATGAATGTTGCTTATTATAACTTGATAATTGCCATTAGAGACATGAAGTTATATACAAAAGGTATAAAGCCTCATAGAAAGTGGAAAGTGTCTGTAGTGAAAGAGTATTTCGGTTTCAATCACAAAGACAATGAAGCATTTTTAACTTATTTAGAAGGATTAAAAGA